GTTGGTATCCTTGTACCACTCAAGCTGTTGAGCTAGGGCACTACCCTTCCCGATAATACTCGTTCGGTTATCCGAATGGAATCGGGTTGACTTCGTCAGTAGACGACACTTGATAATATCAATGAAAGACAGCTTACCGTCCTTCAAGAATAAATGATTCTCGGCAAGTATGCCGTGAGTAAGGGACTCTGTGTGCTTACCGACTGAAAGTTCAGCGTTGGTCTGCTCATACACGTAGTTCATGTACTTAGGAACAAGTTTGTTCCAGACGAGCCGATAGAGGTCGTCACCTACAATCGCATCGTAGGACAATGGCACAGGGTGTCGAATCTCGTTGAAACTCGAGATTACCCACATATTTGGTGGGTGAAGTTTATATTTCTTCAACGTGTAGAAATTAGAAATCGACACGATGCACAAGTTGTACAAGGTTAAGCCTAAGAAGCTGATGGGTTCTCCCATAAAGGATCCACATAAATGTTTCTTCCTTAATGTCTTAACGACATTAAAATCGGTGCAGATGCACCCCTTCGGACAGGTCTCACCATCCGAATTGAAGTAGTCCTTCCAGATCAAAGTATGATCCAACATGATTGTTCCCCACAAGACTTCGAGTGGGTGGTCCTCTATGGACCAGGCCTTACGAGCGCCTCTCCAAATTGCTTGGAGAATAGGATGAGTGATCCTATCTGTTGCCTGAGACAGGTCAGAATTAACATTAAAACTGTTTGGGGGTATTACCTCCTTTCTTAAAAACTTTAAGAAGTCCCAAAGGACATCAGACGAGTGCAGACCGAGTCCACACCTACCGTCTGAGCTGATAGAATCAGCTATGGGGTGCCTTAATAAGGCTTGTAAAATCACAACCCAAGCTTTCTGCTTTGTAAGGCAACGCGCCTTCCAGCCGGGTTCGGCTAAGCCGACATAGCCGGCGGGGACTGGGCGGGTCTGAACCCACCGCTTCCTCCCTTTGGTCAGAAATACTGGCCAACCGTCAAAGAACGGTATGGCGACTTCGCCATCAGAGACATTTACGAAATGGCCAAACTCCATGGCCTCTCTGAATGCCCAAAAGGGCACAATGTTACCTAGGGTCTCATTGTAGAGAGCTCCTCTCTCTTTGTCTACCTCGGAATACCAATCAAGATTGATACTCCATTGGATAGAGGCCATTTGGCCTGCCCTCTTCAACTGAGGAGAGTATGGTGCACGATATGCACGATGTCCAAACATCTGCTTCCTCCCAAGAGAAATTGAAGCGGCGACAGGGTCGCCAAGGGGAACTTCCGCCTTAGTCTCGAAGAAAAAGAGACTGCCAAACCCTGGCTGGGGTACTTCCCCAACTGCAAGAGCAACTGGTACCGGGGATGGGCAATCCGTCGGTATAGCGTAAGGAACGCCTTGTTGTCGCTCTTTGATAGAACGCGCCTTAACTTGGTGCCGAGATCTTTGTACCCACATTAGAGTTGGCGAAAAGATCTCTATCCCAAAGGGATCAAAAAAAGGAACATCCTCTGGCGGCAAAGCCGTTCTGAGGAACAATTCCTCGAGAGAAGTCTCTAAGAGTTTATTAACCTCTTGAACAATGTAGGAAGCA